ATAAAGTCAATTTTAGCCTCTCTGTCGTAATCAAACCCCTCATCCAATAGTTCGACATTATAAACGTCATTTGGTGCTATTAAATCGCTTCCTTTGCGATATATGTAGTGGAACCTTGATGTTGATGAATTGTAGTTGCGAATTAATATCGCTGTGAAGTAATAATGCAATTGGTTTGTTTCAATCATCCTTTGCATTTTATCCTGGTCCTTATCTGTGATAAGTACTTCGATGCAGTGTTGAAAAAGGTCATCTGTTAAAGCATGCCCTTTTGTCACGTTCTTAGCTGCTGTATAAAGTTTTTTATAATTTACCGTAATATAATCGTTCAAATCCAAATTGTTTCCCGTTTAAATATAAATAGTTTTGTTTTTTTTAAAAGACCAAATTGGATAAAAAAAAATGGGGAACCTTTCGGAACCCCATTCTCATGTTGTTTTGACCTAATTATTAGTATCCAGCAAGTGCTAACATTTGTGTTACAGCACCAGATGCTAATTCAGCAATTGGGTAAATCTCAGCACCAGTCATAGTAACTGTTGCACCGTTTCTGTCACCTAAAGCAGTACCAGTTCCAGCTTCAACAGCTGTTACGTCCAAACCTTTGGTGAAACCAGCCATCCAGTATTTACCGTTATTGTCTTTAACTACAGCAATCAATAAACCAGTTGCCAACATGTGGATAAGGTTTCTTTTTGCAGTGTCAAGTTTATTCATAACCAAGCTGATAGTTGGTACGAATGATAATGTACCGTTTTGTACATTCACGTTAATTGCTTCTGATAAAGAAGATGTTTCTTTAACAGTATCGAATTGGAAGAAAGTGTCACCAGTCAAACCTGTGATAGCTGTAATCTGTCCAGTTGTAGCATCGTCATAAACGAATTTATTTGCTGCGCCACCACCTGGTACTAACTGCTTAAAGTTTGCGATAAAAATACTTTCTACGCCCCCGATATTACTTTTTGTACATCCAGTCAATTCAAGACCTTCTGTCAAAAAACAGTTGTTATTTAAAGGCATAATTTATTAGTTTTAAATTTAATTTATTTTATTCTTTTTCAACTATTAGCAAGCTTTCTTGAAGATAGTTTTTGAAACACCTGTACCAGCGTAGAACTGTGAACGTAAATAGATGTTGTTGGTAATTTGGTCATGGTAAACATTCAAACCTTCAGTTTCGCTCAATAAAGAGGTACCGATGTGAAGGTGAGCTGTATCAGCCAAATACAAGAAAGAGTGTCCAGCTAAACCTTCAGTTGGGATAACTTTAATCTTTGTACCAGGGAACAAAATTTCCATTCCGCTTTCAATTGAAGCTGGGTTGTAGTGGAAGTAATTTTTAACAACCAATTCTTTTTGCAAAGCTCTGTATTTTGCGTAGTTCAAGAAGATAGCAACAGTGTCGCTAGTTTCGAAAGTACTGTCAGCAGCTACAGCAGTGTCGATAGCTAAATCGATAGCATCGTAAACGTTTGAAGTTGAACCAGTGATGGTAGTTAATTTTGAAGCAGCAGTTGCTTGAGCAACGAAACCGTTGAAAACGTCACCAGAACCAGTAGCACCTAACCAGTAAAGGTTATCCAATTTCTTAGAAATTTGGTCAGCTTTGTCTTGTAAGAATTGCTGAGTGTAAGGGATAGCATCGTAACCAGCTACTTCATACATCATAGCTTTGCCTTCCAATGCACCAACACATACAGCTTCCATAAATTCTACAGGTTTAACTGCAATTTCTACCTCAGAGAAAGTTGATGTACCGTTATTTGTAAATGAACATGAACCACCAGCGGCCAATGTTATAGATGAAGAAAGGAATGGAACCAAGCCAGTACCTTTCAATCCGCTAACGATGTTAGCGTAGTTTGCTGTATTACCACGTGTTACAGCTGACACGATAAGTGGGAAACCTTCCTGTTTTGCATAGTCGGTTAATCCTGTTACTACTAAACTCATGTTTGTAAATTTTTATTTGTTTTAATTTTATTATTAATTTCTTTTTGGCAATTTTAAGCCAGCCAAGGCATTTTCTTCTTTAACAGGTTTTCTTGTCTTAACAGGAGCAGCACCAGGTTGTGCGCTTAATGTTTCAACTTTTTCAACCAATTCTTTGTTTGTGTTGTTTAATGCTTCAACAGCACCTAACAATACTTCTTCCAATTTGGAAATTCTTTCAATTAATGCGTTGTAATCTTCTTCTGACAAACTAAATGCAACTGGTGCATCTTCATTTAAATCTTCTTCAACTGGTTCGTCTTCAACTTCTTCAGCTTCTGGTACTTTAATTTCAACGATAACACCTGCTTCGTCTACAACGATGATGTTTCCGTCTTCCATTTGGTGTTCGCCAGCTGGGGCTGGTATCATACCTTCTTCTGTTTCAATTTGAACCGCAGAACCAACGATGAAAGCATCAGCTTCGGTGAAGATACGAGTACCGTCCATCAATTTTGCTTCAGCTGCCAAAGTTTCTTCAACAACATTGCTAGAAAGTGTAATGCCCAAAATTTGTGCAATCTTTTCTAATTTGTTCATAATTTTAATTTAAATAATAATTATTATACTGGAATATATAGTATTAATTATATCGTTCCATTTCGTTAGCCTTGACCAACGTTTCTTTTAAGATAGTTCTTGCTTTTCTTGCTTCTTGAAGCCTTTGTTTTAGCGTGAACACCAGGTCTTTTTTTAGCTGGTTTTGCAACCCAGCGTTTTGTTTCTTTAGTTTGTTTTGCTTTTGCCATCTTTCTTAAACTTTTCTATAATAAATTCTAAACCGTGTTTTCCCATATAACCTGTTAAAAAACCTACACCACCTAATGATGCTGCTGACATTCCAAATAAATCTATTACAACTGGTGCGGTGTAGTTTGCAATAAATGCACCTGTGAATACCGTTATAGCTTGTACCCACCATGGTTGACCATTCTTCATACCTATCCAAGCACCGATGGCACCACCTAAAAGTAATGTGAAATTAAGACCTACTGCTTCCAGTAGTAGTTGTAGTTGTTTGAACATTCTGTTGCGCTTTAATTTGTTGTAATTTTAGGATGGCTTGTTCCATCTTTTTTATATTCTTCTTGTATGCCATAGTTAAATTGGATATCTTTTTTTATGCTTGGGTCTGAACAAATTATTTAACCACACCTTTCTTCTATCGCACCCACAATCTTCATATCCAAATAAGCGTGCTACAGCGGTTGCAATGCGTTTACCTTGTCCAAGTGTCACGACCTTAATAATAAGCTCTGTAATGTCACCTAAACCCATTAAAAAGTATATTTTTCGTAATCATCTTTGTCAGGAAAGAAATTATTGTGAACAATTCTTCTTTTCTTGAAATAGATGCCAGCGTTGTACCCACCAGCTTTTGTTGATGGATATAAATCATTTGCGCTGTAATCACTATATTCGGGAAACAAACCTGTATTGTTGCATAGATAGTTTGTTAACCTTTGGGTTGACCATTCAGCTTCATCCCTTGCATCGTTTCTAATGTAACGTAAGGTCTCTAAATCAATACCTTCTGTGTAACTATCTTGGGCTCTAGATATACCTTTGTTGGTGAACTTAAGTGTTAATGGTACAATACTTTCGTATAGCGCCCATCCTGTTAAAGCTGGTATAACATAATCTGTTAACAATATTGCGTAGTTACCAGTTACACCTGTAAGTGAACCACCAGCGTTTGAAATATCGTCCACTAATTTATCATAAAGGGCTTTACCCAATACGCTTTGAATTTTAATTGTTTGTGCTTTGCGAATTGCTGATGTAAGAACGTTGTTCTGTACATTGCCACCAATCATGGACATGTCCCTAAGGTAACTTTCGCTTATGAATAATACGTCTGCCATTATGCTGTTGGTTGTTCTGGGTTATTTTGAATTTCAATTGGTTCCAAGTTTACCATATCCCTAACTTCATTTTTGGTTGCAACTTGCAACAACGCTTGTTCAGTTAAGTTAAATGGAAGTGGTTCAGCTTTGATAAAGTCTAATTTAGCTGATGTACCATTGATGGTTAATATTTTGTGATAAACTTTTAATACGTGTTTTTGTATTTTGTTTATAACTGTTGCATAGTATAAATCATATGCATCAACAAGCTCACTTCTACCACCCAATTGGCCAGGTGTTTTAACACCCAATAGCATTGGTGATGTAACTTTGTTTGCTGTGCATAATGCTTGTAATACAGCTTCATTCAACACCAAGAATTGCTTATCGCTATCTGTGGTTTGAATTGGAATAAATGTTGGTGCGCTGTCAGCACCTGTACCAAAGGTTAACATGAATTTGTGACCCTTGTGGCCAGTTAATTCTTTCTTAACTTGTCTGAACAATTCATCCTGTTCTTCTTCCTCTGGTATCCCTGTATTTATCTGTAATAAATAGTTTGGTGATAACTGGTTTTGGATGTTATTTAGGTGATACATTCCTATCTCAAAATCAATCTCTACATATGGGATGCTTGCGCTGTATTGTGGTATTGCATAATACCTTGCAGCTGGGTTGTATTCCTTACAAATGTAAATTTGGGATGGGTCTTTTCTTTCATCCATTGAGAACGCAGCAATTTTTTCTGGTGCATACTCTTCTTTTTTATATTGTGACCAATCAGATGAATAATAGTAATGTGTAATCTTACCATCAGCATCTGGTTTACCAACTCTTAATTTACCGTAATCAATATGATAAATTTCAGCAATGGTTTGTCTATCTTTTGACCAAATTATGTTAAGTGCGTATGCACCGTAAACGATAAGGTCCATTAATATTTTATAGCTTATATCATCCAAATTTTCATTTGGGTTCGGCATGTTCATAAACTTGCTAACAATAGCTTGTTGGTCTGCTGGTAAATTTTCTGTGGCAATTTTTAAACCATCACCCATGGCCATATCCTGTTTACCTGTTTGAATGCTTTTGTGTATAGCACTTTTTTCAAGCAAACTAATTAAGTAGTCTGGGAATAAATTTTCTTCACCATAATTTATCCAGTCTTCACGTCTGCTTGCAACTTCAATCAGTTGTGGAACGTATAACTTTTCTTCTGAAATTATGTTAATCTTATTGGTCATATTCGACATTTGTTATTAAATATATTTTTATGCGTTTTGGTCATCTTAGTAATGGGCCCATTTAGTTCTTAAGTAATTTTCAACCGTTGTTATATCTTCAGACGATAAAACATCATCGTAAATTATTAATTCAGCAATCGCTTTTTTACCAGCAAAGCTGTCGTTTACAGCGATAAACATTGCCAATGGTTGTGCTGACCCAGGTGTTCCATTGGTGTAAGGTGAAGATGATACTGTATTATTTTTTGTTATAACCGTTTGACCACCACTAAACACCATTCTAAATGTATAGAATGTGGCATCATCAGCGGCCAATACGGCACCATAAGGTGCATCATTTGTTGCAACACCACCTAACACTTCTGGGCTAGATGAATTGCGGCTAAAATGCCAGTTTTCTGAATATATGCTATCAACAAACCTTGAATAAGAACCATCACCTGTATATTGCGCAGCAACAATGAATATTGTACCAGTTGAACCAGGGGATGTTATATTGGTTGCTGTTACCAATTTTTTGTTTGAATAACTAGTTACGGTATTTGGAATATTAACACCATTCAATGTAACACCAATTGCATCTGGTTCCCTACCACTTGGTGCTGTTAATGTAAATCCGTTTCCACTTTTATCGGCCCATGATGAAACAAATTCACCAGATGTTGTAACACCAGTTGTTGCATCATACCAAGCTATCATACTTGTCATTGGAATACCGCTGCTTCCACTTGTACCAGATGTTGGTACCGCAACACTAAATGTGGTTGTACCAACAGATAAGCCACCTTGAAGGTCAACAACACCTGTGCAATTAAATAAATCACCAGCAACAGCCACATGACCAGCATATTCAATTGTTTCTGAACCAATTGTAATTGGCGCATTTGCTTCAATTGTTAAATTACCATCAATGTGATAATCACTTGGAATTACTTTGTAATGACCAGGTGATACCAATACATCACCAATTACAATATGCCTGTCTGGTGCAATCGTATTGACTGTTCCACCAGTTGTCACAGTTTGTATTTCACCACCAGGTGTGGTGGATATTACGTTCATGTAACCAGTTGTATCACCAGTGGTGGCAATTGACGGTGTTATGTATTGTTGTTTAGCCATTTGCTAGTAATGCTTCTATTTTTGCTTCTAATTCTGCTATTCTTTCTTCAGCTGATTTTGCAGCTGGTGGTATAGCGTTAATTGTTGTTGTTTCTGTTGTTAATACAACTTCACCATCAATTATTTCTTTTGTAATTTTAATATGTATTCCTTGTTCCATTTTAATTAATTTAATTTAGTTTATGCTATGCGCCAGAAGCATGGTATTGAACCACCAAAATAGATAGAACCAGATGCACCAGTACCATAAGTTGATGGTACACCGCCACCATTCCAATCTGAATTAAAAATGGTTGTTACCGAATGTTGGAAACCGCTGGCAAAGTCTTTTGTTGATGGGTTAAAAATACCAACGTAACCAACGTCTTGATAAGTGTTTACACTGGTTCTGAAACGGTGTTTATCACCAGCAGTATCTAAGCGCCATATGCTAATAAAAAATAAGTCACTAGACTGATATGAACCATCATTTAAAAAGTCCACATTATATTCAACTACAACATAGCCTGTACCTGCTGGGTCTACGTTAAAACTATCCACAGCAATTCTATCACCAGGATAAAATGTACCAGGTTGTTTTTTCCAAATAACAATTTTATATGGTACCGAACCAGTGTTATCAACACCAATTGGGAATATAACATCTTTTAATGTTTTACCTACAGCAATGTTTACAGGGTATGTACAACCAAATTCATAGTTTCTGTTACTATCGTAACCCCAGTGTGATGTAATACCAAACATACCACCTAAATATTCCCATCCACCGTTTACGGTTGTTCCAGATGTTAAATCAACATTCATTATTTCATAGTTCTTGCTATTGATAGCACCACCACCAGCGGATGTTCCAGATGAACCGTTAGCACCTGAACTACCAGAAGAACCATTCGCACCAGTTGCACCACTAGAACCAGCGGTACCACTACTACCAAAAGATAAACCACTAGAACCAGCACTACCAGCTGAACCAGCAGAACCACTAGTACCGTAAGATATACCAGAAGACCCAGCTGAACCGCTTGAACCAGCGCTACCATTGCTTCCTAAGATACCAGATGCTACTGTTTCAAAGAATACATTAATACCAGGTAAATTTATAAGTTTTGATGTTGAATTACATACCTGTGTAGTTCTTTCAATAGAAGCAAAAATATATTCGTTATAAGCTGTTTGTATATTATCTGCGGTTAGGTCAACTGTTGCTGTTGTTGTTGAACCACTAACGTTAAAGTTAATTAAACCATCTAAATCAATTGTTTTAGCTAATGTATAAGATAATGAACCAGATGCATTAATAGTCCCTTTATATATCTTTAAATAAGCTGAAACCGTTAAACATTCTGTTTTACCAGTAACAACATTTTGGTTATCAATTCTATTAATTTTTACTGATTTTAATTTTTTGCTGTTAATAAATGTTTGAATAGGTGACTGAACAGCATATGTATTCGTATATCCAGTAAAACTATCAGTTGCACTATTAAAACCTATAACATCTGTAGCAAAATTTACGGATGGATACTGAATTGCATATAATATACTATCAACAATACTTGAATTATTAGTATACACATTTGAACCTGTTGAATAAGCAGCATCTTCAGTTATAGCTGCCAATGATGCACCACTTGAACCAGATGAACCAGATGAACCTGTTATACCACTTGTACCAGACGTACCATATGTTTCACCACTTGTACCAGCTGAACCAGTTGCACCACTAGAACCATTCGCACCATCAACACCATTTATACCGTTTGTTCCAGATACACCGCTAGAGCCGCTGCTACCAGATGGTCCTACATCACCAGTTGCACCGTCTTGACCAGAGGTACCAGATAATCCGCTAGAACCAGATGAACCTTTAGTACCGTTTGCACCAGAACTACCAGATGAACCTGTAAACGCTGAACCAGACGTGCTGAATACAATAGTTTGTGAACCACTTTTAACGGCTGGCAAACCGTTTTCATTTATAAAGAAGGCATGCTGTCCTTCGTTTGTTGTTACACCTGTGGTGGCACCTGTGTACATTAATATTTTTGATGACATATTATAACTGTTCTTTTAATTTATCTAATTCTTCTTGCAGTTTTGCAATTTTATCTTCAACAGTTTCTTCAACTGCTTGATCGGACACTTCCATTTCGTGTTCAATTTCACCAACTATAACTGTTACTGGAACACCATGTTCGTTTAATCGGCTTTCTGTTATGTATTCTTTTACTATCTTTATCATAATATTAAATTCTTATCCAAAT